TCAGCTGTTCGCCTGAAACAACCCGCGTTCCAGCTTGCAGAACCGGCTTTGGTCGCCCTTGGTGGTGATCTCTCGCAGGATGGCGCTGTACAGCGTCGCCTCGGGAGTCTTGCCGTTGGGGCTGGCCCAGAGCCCCTGGGTTTGCATGGCGGCGATCATCTCTTTGCATCGCATGGGGGCTTTGGCCTCACGGAGGACCTGGGCGGCCGAGTCGAGGGCGCTGATGCGCTTGGGTTTGTCTTCCTTGGGCTGTTTTGGTTTCTTCGTCTTGGGCGTTGCCTCTGGCGCCACGGCCGCCGCGGCCCCCTCGCCGCTTTGCTCGGCCTTGCCCTTCTTCTTGCCGGCCGGCCCGCGGAGGCGCTGAGCGCTCTTGATCCGAATCTTCTTGCCGGTGGCCAGGTTGGTAGCGTCCCATCCGCCGTTTCGGTTCTCGGCGTCGATGCGGATGGGAACCACCTTGTCGGTGACCTTGGCGAGGTATTGGCTGCCGATCTTCACGTCGTCATTCTTCATCGCGTTTCTCCTTCGGTTGAGGGTTTACTGGCTGGTCTTCGCACTGTTGAAGGCCGATCTGATCAGTTGCGCCACGCGTACGTGGTCCTCGATGTTCTGGGCCCGATCGCAGACGTCGTTGGCCAGGCTGTTGCGGACCGCTTGGCGCCCGGCGAGAACCGCACCCAGGATGGTGGCCAAGAGTTTCTCGTCGTCCATGCGGATGCCGGAGGTCTCCGGGTCGGTAGCGGCCTCCAGGTCGATCACGTCCAAGCGCTTGATCGCATCCTGGATATCTCTGCCGATCCACTCCAATGCTCGGCGGTAGTCTTCCAAACGCATTCGGATCTCCCGGGCCACCCCCTGCGAAGTGGTTCCGATCACCTTGCCGAGCATCTCGATGGTCTGTTCTGTCTGCGTGGTCATAGTTTCTCCTTTTCAGTCCGCGAAACGCTGCAGTTCGCGAAAATAGTCCTGAATCATGCTGTTGGTTCCGCGTGCCGCGTCGAGGTGGTGCTGCAGACACTCCGCCATCGACCAGACATCCGCCTCGCAATCGGCCTGAACTCGATGTACCCGACCATCGGGCATGTCGGGCGTCAGGATCGTGACTTCGATCTGGTCGCTGCCGGTCTTGTGGGTGATGGTCGCGTAGTGCCCCGGCTTGCCTTCGATATCTATTCGCGTGATCCGCATGGTCCGTTCTCCCGTGGTGCCTCAGATCGCGTACTCGTACCCGGCCTGGGCCAACCGCTCGGCGTCGACCGGCCGGACCACCCAGAACTCGGGGTGGTCGCCCAGGATGATCCGTTGTGGCTTGGTGGCTCCGTAGGCAAATCGCGTTGCCACCTCGAGCGAATGGAATCGGAATCCGTAGATCGGCGTCGCGTTGACCGTCGTGAGCTTCATGGTTCAGGCCTCCATGTTGGCGATTACGAACAACTTGCCCGTTTCCCAGATCTCCGTCCCGTAGGCGGTCTTGACCAGGTACGACCAGGCGTCCACCCCGTTACGGCGAAAGGTGCAGGTCCGGATGATGTGCCCGGGCTCGCTATCTTCCTTGGCCACCACCATCGTTCCGGGCTTCAGGTTTCTATTCGTTCGTCTGTTCATCGCGTTCTCCTTGCGTTTGACATGCATGACTTACCTCATGTTTGGCGAAAGGGAAATCGAATATGTCGAGTTTCTGAGGAAATCTGCATGTTCCGGCGTGGGCGCCATCTATTCGGCGACACCGGGCTATCCGGCGACCCGCCCGACTCGGACGTGGATGTCTGCGTTGTACTTCCGCCCGGCGATCCGCCAGGCCTTCTCGCGGGCATCCTCTATGCTGCCTGCTCCGAATACGAACGTCTCGACCGGCTGGCGGCTGATCGTATCGGTCACCGTCGCGCGGTAGATGGTCAGGTATTCGCGGTCGATCTCGTTGTTGCGGTGCATCGTTGTCTCCTTGCGTTTGACATGCATGACTTACCTCAGGTTTGCGGACAAGCAAGCGAATTCCTGCTTGTTTCTCAGAAACTCAGCACATTCAGGCGTGACCGGAATCCACGAGGCTGCGGTGTGCGTCCTGCGCTGCGCTCACGCGGAGGCCCCGTAGCTCAGCACCCGCGTCATGCAGTCTGGGAGCAGCTGCGCTTTGCCTGGCAGACCTTCGGGCAGGCTGGCGAAGTAACAACCGTCGCGGCCCTGGCCGACGTGCAACGGCTTGCCGCGTCGAACTACCAGGAGACGCGCAGGTTTGCGCCACAGGCCAAGTATGGCCAAATCTCCCCGCACCTGGTTGGCCGCCCACGCCGAGCGTTGAATGAGCGCACCTGGGTAATGGGCCATCAACAGACCGAGGACCTCGCTGTCGCACTGCGTCTTGAGGCTGAGCTGGAATTGGTCTGCGAGCGCGCGGTAATTGTGAACCACGCCGTTATGAACGAGCCACCCGCGGCCTGCGGTGTGCGGATGGTTGTTGCGGTTGTCCAGATGCGATCCGTGCGTAGCCCAGCGACAGTGGCCGATCATGGCTACTGCGTTACGGCAGCGGTCCAGTTCATCCAGCCAATCACGTGCCGGGCCGGGCTGTTTGAAAATGCCGAGCTTGCCATCGGCATCGATCCAGGCCAGGCCGAAGGCGTGATCGCCCCGGCTCTGCGTGACCAGGGCAATGCGCTGCAAGCGCTTGATGTCCGGACCTTCGCCGTCGCGGGTGATGTATCCGAATACTCCACACATACATGCTTCTCCGTTCTCTCAAACCTGGGCGTCGTACTTGGCGGCCAGGCGCCGAAACTCGCGTTTAATCTCGTTCTGCGGGATTGCGTCGCTGATCCATCCGAACTGTCGGCCGTGCAGGCGGGCGTAACCCGCACCCCAAGCCAGGTAACCCATGAGCCGTTCGGCCTCGCTCTGGCCTTCGCCAGACTTCTTCCAACCGCCTTTGAGCGGTGCGGGACTCCACTTGGGCGTGCGCTTTGTGGTCAGGGCTCTTTCGACCAACCCCAGGCAGACCTGAACCCAGCCCAGGACCTTGGTGGGGCTAAGCGATCCCGAGAACACTCGGAACTCCACCGTCTCGCGTCTGCCGTTGGCCAGGTTGGTCAGGTTGAGGGCGTGGTACCGATCGCGGTCCAAGGTGGGCTTGGCGGCCTTGTCATCGCCGTACTTGCGAACCCCGCCGCAGTACCGGCTGCGCTCCCGGCGTTTCGTGCCCGTGATTGCGTACAAGCCCCGCTCGGCGTAGGAGACGATCGTCACCAGCCGGGCCAGGGCCTCGGCGGGCCATTCGCGCTTCCAGCCGACGTGTACGTGGACCCCGCAGCTGTGGTTGACCCGATGCCCCTTGGCTTCAAGCGTGCGCAGGACTTCAAGGACCTGGGCCAACCCATCTTGGCCTCGCAGGATCGGGCTGACGATTTCGCAGGCGTGGCCGCCGTTGGCTTCGATCGAGCCATCGCGTTCGGCCTTCCAGCCCGCCGGCAGGTATGGGACCTGGATTCCGCTGTGGTAGCCGCCGATCCGCAGTCCGTCGTTTACCGTGCTGTCTGGGGCTACCGTTTCGATCTCGATCCCGAAGGTCATCTCGTTGGCGTTCATGGCTGCCTCCCTGTGTTGGCAGACATGACTTACCTCCGGTTACCTCTTAATGGAAGTTAAATCGGCTGAAAACCTGCTGTTGTTGCGAGGAATCTCATGGATGAAAATAGCAGTCAGGACACGCTTGAATCAAATGCACCGTCGCTGAATCCGACACGGCTGACGCTCAGCGATGCAGTGCGCGCGATGCGCGCTGCCGGTGCGCGTGAGGTCACGGTTGAATCGCTGCGATCGGACGTTGATGCCGGCGCGCCGACCAACGCCGACGGCACGATCAACCTGGTTCACTACGCGGCATGGCTCATTCGGGAGATGGCGATTGGCAATTGATCCGCGACAACTCAAGCCAGCTCAGTTGGTCCAGCTGCTGAACTCGACCCCGTTGCGGGAGGTCATCAGCGAACGGCAACTGCACCGTCATCGCAGCCGGGCCGGCCTGCGCATTGGCGACGGCAGAACGATCAACCTGCTGCGCTACGTGGCATGGCTCGCGGATGAGCGACACCGGCCTCGGCCGCAAGCCGACGGTCCAGATAGCTACGAAGCACTGAAGGAGCGGGCTCGCGCACGCAGCGCCGAGATGTCGCTGTCCGGTCGAGACATCGGCGAGTTGCCGGCTGTCGTCAATCCCGACCGGAAACAGGCAGCATCGCGGTGCTTTCGTCGGTTCTGCGAGACGTACCTGACGCAGACGTTCAGCCTGCCATGGTCGCCAGACCACCTGAAGGTCATCGCCAAGATTGAAAAGGCCGTGTTGGAGGGCGGCCTGTTTGCAATGGCGATGCCTCGCGGATCCGGAAAGACCACGATTTGCGAAGCGGCTTGCCTGTGGGCTCTCCTCTACGGGCACCGTTCCTTCGTTGCCCTGATCGGTGCAGACGAAGAGCACGCCGCCAACATGCTGGATTCGATCAAAGCGGAGTTGGAAAACAACGACCTGCTCCTGGAGGACTTCCCGGAGGTAGTGTTCCCAATCCACTGCCTGGAGGGCATCCATCAGCGATCGGCCGGGCAGTTGTATCAGGGCAAGCAGACGCACATCGGCTGGACCGCCCGCGAGATCGTGCTGCCCACAATGCCGGGCAGCCCTGCGTCGGGCGCGATCATCCGTGTGGCCGGCATCACCGGCCGCATCCGTGGCATGAAGCACAAGCGGACGGATGGGACGAGCATTCGGCCGTCGCTGGTGCTCATCGACGACCCTCAGACCGATGAGTCTGCTCGTAGCCCCTCACAGTGCGCCACGCGCGAACGTATTCTGGCCGGTGCGATCCTCGGCCTCGCCGGCCCGGGCAAGAAAATCGCCGGCCTGATGACGCTGACCGTCGTCCGACCGGATGACATGGCCGACCGCATCCTTGATCGCGATAAACATCCGCAATGGCAGGGTGAACGCACGAAGATGGTGTACACCTGGCCGAGCAATGATGCGCTGTGGTCGCGCTATGCGGAGATCTGGCGCGAGGGCATGAACGCCGACCGTGGCATTGCCGACGCGACGGAGTTCTACCGGGCCAACCAGGCGGCCATGGATGCCGGAGCGATTATCGCCTGGCCGGAGCGGTTCCACCCAGATGAACTCTCGGCCGTCCAGCACGCATACAACCTCAAGCTGGACCGTGGCGAAGTGGCGTTCTTCGCCGAGTACCAGAACGAGCCGTTGCCGGAGGATGCTCCCGACGAGGACCTGCTCACGGCCGACCAGATCGCGGCCAAGGTCAACGGCCATAACCGTGGCGAGGTGCCCCTCGGCTGCACGCACTTGACCATGTTCGTTGATGTGCAAGCCAAGGCGCTGTTCTGGCTGGTCGCTGGCTGGGAGGATGATTTCACCGGATACGTGATCGACTACGGCACCGAGCCCGATCAGAAGACCGGCTATTTCAGTTTGAGGGACATGCGTCGCACGTTGACAGGCACAACCCCGCACGCGGGCCTGGAAGGTGCAGTGTATGCAGGCCTGGAACGGCTAATTGGGAGCACCCTCGGCCGCGACTGGCGGCGGGATGACGGCGCGATGGTGCGGATCGGGCGATGCATGATCGACGCCAACTGGGGCAGTTCAACCGACGTGGTCTACCAGTTCTGCCGCCAGAGTGCTCACTCGGCTGTTTTGATTCCCAGCCATGGGCGGTATGTGGGGGCTTCCAGCATCCCGTTCAGTGAGTACAAGCGGAAACGTGGTGATCGGGTCGGGCTGAACTGGCGAATCCCGGTGATCACGGGCAAGCGGGCAATCCGCCACGTGGTCTTCGATACGAACTACTGGAAATCCTTCATCCACGCCCGCCTAGCAGTGCCGATGGGCGACCCCGGTTGCCTTTCGCTGTTCGGTCGCAGGCCGGATCAGCATCGCCTCATTGCCGAGCACCTGACGTCGGAGTATCGCGTCAAGACGGAGGGCAGAGGGCGCACCGTGGATGAATGGAAGCTCCGGCTCGATGGCATCGACAACCACTGGTTAGACGGGCTCGTCGGGGCGGCGGTTGCCGCCTCAATGGAAGGCGTCACGTTGTTCGGTACAGATCTGCGGCCCTCGCCCGCCAAGCAACGCGTGAAACTCTCGGAACTCCGACGGAGCAGGCAATAAATGTCCGCATCGACCCAAACTGGAACGTCCTTGCTGCGGGTGCGACATCTTCTCGTGATGTACATGCATTCGGCTTCCAGTGTCCGAGTGCTGCGGTATCGAGAGTCCCCCCAAGTTCCACGTGTGCAGTGATTCGCGGTGTTTATCCTGAATCCACGCCAATTCTTGCCTCCGCCGGGTAAGTAACTGAAGGCGGCCACACCCGGCCGCAGTCGGAGACTGTTGTGGCGGAAAACCTCGACGACACAATCCGCGAGAACGCTGCCGGCCCAGCGGAGGCCAGTGTGGATGGTCAGACGATCAAGCAGCGGCCCATCTCCGAGCAGATTGAGGCGGATCGGTATCTGGCCTCGAAGAAGGCAGCCAAGAAGGGCCTTGGCATCAAGCTAACGCGTGTATCTCCGCCGGGCGGAGCGTGACGTACCTCCATCGTTCGCAGAGGACATCGTTTGTTCCAGTGGCTTCGCAATATCGCTGCGCGCCGAGCAGGCGCTGTTCGTGCCATGTGGGTTCGGGGGCGCTACGACGCTGCCCAGACCACGCACGAGAATCATCGCCACTGGGCGGCGGCCGATCACCTCTCGGCCAATGCTGCCATCAGCCCGGATGTGCGGCGCATTCTTCGCAGCCGAGCACGGTACGAAGTCGCCAACAACTCGTACGCCAAAGGCATCGTCCTCACGCTGGCCAACTATGTCGTCGGGACCGGGCCGCGGCTGCAGATGCTCACGGGTGACGCCGCCGTGAACCGCTTCATCGAGAAGGAGTTCTCGCGATGGGCGAAGGCGACCGGTCTGGCCCACAAGCTGCGCACCATGCGCATCGCTCAGTGTGAGACGGGCGAGTGCTTCAGCATTCTTGCCACCAACCCCCGCTTGGATACCCCGGTTCAACTCGACGCGACACTGATCGAGGCAGACCAGGTCGCCACCCCCTGGCCGACGCAGTTTCGTGACAACAACGCTGTCGACGGTGTCGTGCTCGACGATTTCGGTAATCCTGTCGCCTACTATGTGCTCCGCCGCCATCCCGGCGACACGACGCTCGGTTTCGGCGGCATCGAATGGGATCTGCTGCCCAGCGAGTCCGTCATCCACCTTTATCGAGCCGAGCGCCCGGGCCAGGCCCGCGGGATTCCCGAAATCACCAGTTCGCTCTCGCTGTTCGCGACGATGCGGCGGTACACGCTGGCCGTGCTCGCCGCTGCAGAACAGGCGGCATTGCCGGGCGGCGTGATCTACACGGATGCGCCGGCAGACGCCGAGGCCTCGTCCGTCGAGCCGATGGACACGGTCGAAATGGACCGCGGCACGTGGATGACCATGCCTTACGGCTGGAAGATCGGCCAAGTCCGGGCCGAACAGCCCACCACCATGTACGGCGACTTCAAGCACGAGGTGATCAACGAGATCGCCCGTTGCCTGAACATGCCGTTCAACATCGCGGCTGGCAACAGCTCGGGCTACAACTACGCGTCGGGGCGTCTCGACCATCAAGCCTTTTTCAAATCCATTCGCATCGATCAGAACCAGCTGGCCGACGTCGTGCTTGATCGCATCTTCCGCGCGTGGCTGGAGGAAGCCGTTCTCATCGAGGGCTACTTGCCCCAGTCCGCGCGGCTGCGTGATGCCGAGTTTCCGCATCAGTGGTTCTGGGACGGATTTGAGCACGTCGATCCGGCCAAGGAAGCCAACGCGCAGACCGCACGCCTGGCCAGCAACACGACCACGCTCGCGGCCGAGTACGCCAAGGCCGGCCTGGACTGGGAGAGCGAGCTGCGGCAGCGAGCCCGCGAAGTCGCACTCATGAGAGAGCTCGGGCTCACGGTCGACCAGTCCCAGCCTGTCACACAACCCGATCAGGGCGAGCAGGATGAAGACGTTACGGAGGATGAATATGCCGGCGCCGACGCTTGAGTCTATTCCCAAACACCTCGACCTGCTCTGCCAGGCGGATGTGACCATTGAAGCCTCCGAGCCGCAAGGCCAAGGGGAATCCGTGCCGCGCTTCGCCATGCTCGCGTATTCGGGAGGCCCGATGCGCGTCGAGGGATGGAAGTTCCCGGTGGTCGTCGACCTGCATGGACTGGCGATTCCGTCACAGCGCCGGCCCGTCCGATTCGGACACAGCATGTTCGCAGGCGTCGGACACACCGAGCGGATCGCCGTCGAAGATGGCCGGCTGATGGCCGAGGGCATCGTGTCTCGCGACACCGCCGCGGCCCGCGAGGTCGTCACCAGCGGAAAGCGTGGCTTTCCCTGGCAGGCCTCCATCGGCGCCCGTGTCGTCGACGCCCAGTTCGTCAAAGCCGGCGGATCGGCAGTTGTGAACGGCAGATCAATCGACGGGCCCGTGTACGTGGCCCGAAAGACGGTACTCGGCGAGATCAGCTTCGTGGATCTCGGCGCAGACGGCAATACCGCCGCGACCATCGCGGCAAGCCAGGAGGGCAATTCCATGGACGAGACGCAGGTCACTTCCCAAACGGCCGCCACGGAGGGTTCGGCCGAGCATCCGGCGGTCGAGGCTGCTGGCACGGAGGCCGGCAGCATCGCCGCAACTCAACCCGTCGACGCGGTAGCCGAGATCCGCGCCCAGGCACTGGCCGAGACGCAGCGCATCGGCAGCATTCGGCGCATCTGCAAGGGCAGTCACGCCGACATCGAGGCGCGGGCCATCGGTGAGGGCTGGACAACCGACAAGTGCGAGTTGGAAGTCTTACGAGCCTCGCGTCCCAAGGCGCCGGCTCTGCACGTCGTCGACCACAGCCTGAGCGGTAGGATTCTCGAAGCGGCGTGCTTCATGACCGGCAAGCTGACCGGCGTGGAGGAGATTTACGACGACCAGACGCTGGAGGCGGCCAGCAAGCGGTTTCGCGGCGACATGGGCTTGCAGGAACTGCTGCTGGAAGCGGCCTGGGCCAACGGCTACACCGGTCGCAACTTCCGGGACAGCCGTGCGGTCCTGCGGTTTGCATTCGGCCACGACATCCAGGCGGCAGGCCTTTCCACCATCGACATCGGCGGCATCCTGTCGAACGTCTCGAACAAGTTCCTGCTGGAGGGCTTTTTCAGCGTCGAGCGCACCTGGCGGAACATCTGCGCCGTCCGCAACGTGAGCGACTTCAAGACTGTGACCAGCTACCGGTTGATCGGCAAGGATCAGTATGAGTTGGTCGCCCCGGGCGGCGAACTCAAGCATGGGACGCTGGGCGAGGAGACGTTCAGCAACAAGGCCGACACGCACGGTCTGATGCTGTCGATCGACCGGCGTGACATCATTAACGACGACCTGGGCGCCATCACTGCCGTACCGCGCAAGTTGGGCCGTGGCAGCGGTTCGAAGATCAATGATGTGTTCTGGACGATTTTCCTGTCCAACAGCACGTTCTTCATCGTCGGCCGCAACAACTACTTCGAGGGCGCGGATACCGTGCTGAGCGTGAACGGCCTCACTCAGGCCGAGCGGCTCTTCATGGACCAGGTGGACGCCGACGGCAAGCCTACCGGCATCATGCCCGCCATCTTGCTCGTCCCGACGTCGCTGAGTGCTCTGGCCACCACGCTGCAGAAGTCGCTGGAGATTCGCGACACGACGGCCAACAAGCAGTATCCGATCGCCAACCCCCACGCGGGCAAGTTCCGCACGGAGGTGAGCCGGTATCTTGCCAACGCTCAGTACACCGGCAACAGCGCGACCGGCTGGTACCTGCTCGCCGAGCCCAACGACCTGCCGGTGATCGAGGTGGCGTTCCTGAACGGGCAGGAGTCGCCCACCATCGAGACCGCCGACGCGGACTTCAAGGTGCTGGGCATTCAGATGCGTGGTTACCACGATTTCGGCGTCGCGCTGCAGGATCCGCGCGGTGGCGTGAAGTCCAAGGGCGCGGCGTGAGACGAACAGTGAACCTTCAACGGAGTGAAGACCCATGGCGATAGCGAAATTCGTTCATGACGGTGATGCGGTGGACTACACGCCTGGCGCTGATGTCGCCGTCGGCGACGTGGCGGTCCAAGGCGAACTGGTGGGCGTCGCCAAGCGGCCCATCCCGGCCAACACCCAGGGCAGTCTGGCGGTGACCGGCGTGTTCGATCTGCCCAAGGCGACCGGCGCCAGCACGGCGATCACCGCCGGTGCCAACGTGTACTGGAATGCCGCGGCCAAGCAGGCAACCACGACGTCTTCCGGCAACAAGCTGATCGGCAAGACCGTCAAGGCCGCGGGCGACGCGGATGCGACGGTCCGGGTGCGGCTGAGCCAGTGATGGAGGGGAGGTCGATCGTGGCGGACCTGTTCGAGAAGGCTTCGGTTTGGCTACAGGACCAGCGAGTGAAGTTCTTGTCGCACATGGTCGTGTATCAGCGCGGAACCGAAACCTGCGAATTGGCCGCCACGATCGGACGCACCGTGTTCGAGCAGTCGGACGACTACGGGATCGTCCACAAGACCGAATCGCGGGATTTCCTGATACGTGCGAGCGATCTGGTGATTGCGGGCACCACAATGCTACCGCGAGCCGGTGATCGCGTTCGGGAGGGGGCCGACGGCCGAACCTTTGTTTACGAGGTGATGGGGCAGAATCAAAGGGGCGAATGCCCCCCGTGGAGGTACAGCGATTCGTATCGGCAGACGTTGCGAATTCACACCAAGCTGATCGCGACGGAGGAGAACTGATGCATCGTGACGCGGAAGAGAAGGCATGTGAACGCGAACTTCCTGACTGTCGGCAGACGGTGGCTGAGATTCGGGCTGCGGTCTTTGGCAACGGACATCCCGAACGATCGCTGTTGGTTCGGATGGACCGGGTCGAGAGCCGGCTGGCGGCCATTCAGAAGCTGTCCTTCGCCACGCTCTGCGGCGTTGGCACGTTGCTGATGAAGGTTCTCGGCGCCTGGTTCGAGCGGATGCTGGGAGGCTAATTGAACGTGAGCACGATCGTCGCCATAGCCGATGCGGTTGCCGCCGAGCTGAACGCGGGTGCGTTCTCTGAGCAGTTCATGGCCGAACGACTGTTTCAGCCGGTGTTCGAGCTGCAGGACCTACAGACGCTGCACGTGAGCGTAGTGCCCAGATCGGCCACGAGCCAGGGGGCTACGCGTGGGGCCGGCTTCTTCGACTATGCGATCGACATCGGTGTGCAGAAGAAGGTGGGCACGGCTGACACCGAGGACATCGAGAGCCTGCTCGGCCTGGTCGAAGCGATCGCCGACCACCTGCGAGCGCGAAAGCTGACGGCATTCCCGGCGTCGTCGTGGCTGAAGATGGAGAACGTTCCGGTCTATTCGGTCGAACACCTGGACCAGTTGCGGCAGTTCACGAGCGTGCTGACGGTCACGTATCGAGTCATGCGGTAGGCCAGGGAGGGGAATGGATGGCCAGTCTTCGGCAATGGATACAGTCTGCCACAATTGCACTCGATCAGCTCACGCGGGCGTTGTTCGTCCGGTTCGTGGACGTGGATGTGAGCAAGGATGCTGCCCTGACTGGTGCGCAGACCGACACGAGCGTCTGGGCGCCGACGGCCGGCAAGCAGATCTGCCTGTCGAGCCTGACATTCACGGTGGATGCCGACTGCACGGTGACCATCCATAGAGGGACGAACGTCACGGGCAAGCGGCTGATCAATCAGAAGTTCAAGGCCGGCTCGGGCGTCAGCCTCCCGTATATCCCCATGTTCCGCTGTGCGGTGGATGAACCACTGAAGGTCACGACGGATGCGGGCAACATCAACATCACACTCACGGGCATCGAAGACGTCGCGTAAGGGAGCAGACCGTGATCCTGGGCAGTTCACTGGGCAACATCATTCCGACATTCGGGCCGAAGCCGCCCGTCGGCGGGTATTCACTCTGGATCCCGCTGGACATGAACGCGATCCCCGCGTTCACCACGGTCGGCTGCGTGCCCGATGCTCCGCTCATGGACAACCGGCTGACGTACGTGGATCCAAGCACCGGGAACCTCCTGGCAGCCCAGACCAACGTACCCCGCATCGGCGGTTTCAACCCCGCCACACGAAGGGCCGGGTTACTGATTGAAGGCAACCACAATCACTATTTTGGCAACACGAACTCCGACGCGACCAAGTGGCTGGCATCCGGAGCGATCTGGGCTGCCCTCGCCGGTGCTCCGATCGTGCCAGGCAACACAGGTCAACGGTTGATTGCCACCCGCACTGCCGGCGTTCATCAGGTGCAACGGACGTTGACGGCCGGAATCGGCTGGCATGGCCCGGCAGTGTTGATTCGGCGAGTGAACTGGGGCCGGTTTGAATTATCGTCGACCGCAAGCTCGCCCACATTCGGGACACAGGCCCGGGTAGCGATCGACCTGGACAACGGCACGGTCACGAAGCTGAGCGGCCCGGCGACGCTGCAGTACGGCATCGAGCCGTGGGGCAATGGTGCGTATCGGATCTGGCTCTTTGGTAACAGCGCGGGCGGAAGCGAAGCACTGACGCTGGGGTTTGCCAACGCGGCCGGTGAAACATCCTTCACGCCCGGCGCTGACCTGGCCGTCGACATCCACCACATGTGCTGGAGTGACGCGGGGCCTTACTCACCATCTGTGAACACCGGTGACACCGGTGCGAACTTCGTCACGTCCCGGCAATCGTGGAGTCCGACGGGCGATCTTCGCGTGAACACGAGCGCGTTGACGTTGTATTTCTCGTTCACGCCCCAATGGGGCACGAACCAGCTTGATGTCGGGACCATGTCCATCTTCGACACGTCGATGGGCATGGCAGGCATGATCTTCGAGTGTCGCAAGTCCTCGAACGTCTACCAGGGGAACGTCACCTGGTTCTATCAGTATCCGCGGGGCAGTGCGGCCGTCACGCTTGAACCGGCGCGTAATCAGACGTGTGCGGTCGCCATGGGCTCAACCGGGACGACCGGATTTCTGCGGGTGAAGAACGGGATGGGATCGCCGGTGGGTACGAGTGTCTCGATTCCAAGCTATCCCAACCTCCACCAACAGCTCGCGGCCCTGCAGAGCCGCGGATGCGTGAAGGACATCCTGGCTTATCCGGCAGCACATTCGACGGCCGAGATGGACGTGATGCTCGGTTGGATCGTGGGGAGGACCGTGTGATGGTGGTACCGGCTGGTGTCATGACCGTGCTGGATCGGGAAGGCGTGGAGCGGGAAGCCACCACGGCGTTCGTGATCGAGACCGAAGATCAGCGGTTCTGGTTTCGCCAGGATCAGTTCACCGCTATGTCGGCACTGGTGGATGAGACGGGGATCAACGGCACCCGGTGTTCCGTCGCTGCGATCTGTCCCCGCACACAGACCCTGTCTGCGGCGGCTTCTATGACAATCCCGTGATGCACTGGTCGGCGACCAACCTACAGGCGCTGTCAACGCTCGCAGTGCACTACGAATCGAGAGTGGTTTGATCGGGAGGGTGAAAGATGGGTTACAAGCTGGGCAAGGACTGCAAGGCGTATTTCTTCACGGCACCGCTCACGGAGAAGTGGGACGGCACGGGCAGCGCGCCGCAACACACCGAGATGCCCAACGTCAAGGACGTGACCGTCAACCTGGAGACGGGCGAAGCGGACATCACCACGCGGGCCAACAACGGCTGGCGCGCCACTGCCGCCACTCTCAAGAACGGCAGTGTCGAGTTCGAGATGATCTGGGATCCGGCGGATGCGGGGTTCAGCAAGATCCAGACCGCCTGGTCGAACTCCGCCGAGATCGGCCTGGCGTTCATGGACGGTGCCATCGATGGTCCCGGCTGCAGCGGTCTGGCCAGCAACTTCACCGTGACCAACTTCTCGCGATCGGAACCGCTGGAGGAAGCGGTCAAGGTCAGCGTGACGGTCAAGCCGTCGAGTCATACCGAGTGGGCCAAGCTGGCTGCGTAATGGAGGGGACCATGAAGACGTTCGTCGATAACGCGGGCCGCACCTGGACGGTGGCCATCAACGTGAACGCGATCAAACGCGTCCGGGCACTGCTGGATATCAACCTCCTGGAGGTGATCGAAGGTCAGCTGATCGACAAGCTGATCCGCGACCCGGTGCTGCTGTGCGATGTGGTGTACGCGGTCTGCAAGCCCGAGGCCGATGCGCATGCCATCGGTGATGAGGAGTTCGGCAGGTCGATGGCCGGCGACGCTATCGAGCAGGCCACGAAAGCACTGCTGGAGGACCTGGTGCTTTTTTCCCCGAGCCCGAGGGATCGGGCGAACATGCAATGCGTCCTCCAGACCACCTGGCGCATGATGGACAAGGCCCGCGATCTGATCGAGGCGAAGCTCGACAGCGGTGCGATGGAACGCGAGGTGGAACAGATGCTGCAGAAGTCGAGCGACTTGTCTGGCAACTCGCAGGCGTCATCGGAGCCGATCCTGGTCCCCTGACGCTGCGGGAACTGGTCTGGATGGCCGAGGCTCATCGGCGGGAAGCCTGGGGCCGCACGTCGGCGATGATGGCGCTGCTGGCCAACTGCCATCGCGACCCCAAGAAGACGCGCCCGTTCACGCCAAGCTACTTCGATCCATTTGAGCAGAAACCGTGGGCCGAGGAGTCCGCTATCGGAATTGAGATTCTCAAGGCGGTTTTTATTGACGGCAAGATGCCGGGAAGGAGGCAGGAACAATGAATCCGATCAATGAGAAGCTGTTGGAATGGCTGGAGCGCACACCCGCTGCGCTGGCGAACCTGGTGGTCGTCGCCAGGCAGTTCTACGCCGACCAGGGCACGATCGACCTGGGGCCGACCAGTGCTGACAGGCCGCATCAGTGGCGTGCCGGTGAGATCCCCGTCTTGACCACCGTCGCCCTCAGCGATGCGCAGATTGATGCGCTGAATCGCGGCATGGCCGAGGCGTGGGTGAAGGAGAAGGCCCTCGAATTCGTGAAGGGCTTCATCATGGGAGTCAGCATGGCCGCCTGAGGCGTTCGCCTCTTGATGCACAGCAGGAAGGAAGGCAGATGCGATGCGCAATCGAATCGTTGCACAGGTTGTGGGAATGCTGCTGGGGATGGTTGTGCTGTCGGGCTGCTCGGCGCCGACGCAGAAGGTGGCCATGCAGGCCGAGGCCATCCGTAACCAGCAGTTCAAGACTGTGGTCGATGACTTGGCCAACATCGCCAAGCAGCAGGCGGTGGACCGTGGTGTTGCCGCAGCTCAAGCCGCCGCTGCAAAGAGTGATCCCGCCGCTGCGCAGGCCGCGGTCGAGAGCACCGTCAACACGTTCGAGCAAGTCGGCTGGCTTCAGCGAGAAGCCGTGAAAGCCCGCTTCGGACCCGGTGGCATCGTGGATCAGTACATCTGGGGTACGCAGGGCATCTTCGACATCCTCTATCGCGACTGGCAGAAGGCCGACGCCAAGGTCGCGGCGGCCAAGGCGCAGGCGGTCGAATAAGGAACGGATCGCGCGGAGATTCGGACATGAGGCATTGTGGACTGCGTCTCTCGATCATCACCGCATCAATGCTGTTTGTGCCCGCGTGTCGGTACGACTCGCTGGTCACCGTGCGGATCGAGAAGGACGCCATTGAAATCAACGGAGTGCGTTATGAACCTGTGGGACAAGCTGAACGGAAAGAAGACGCTGATCGGCAGCCTGGTACTCAGCCTGCTGGGCGCGGTCTGGAGTTTGGACGTGTTGATTGACGGTGCTGCAAACTGGCTCACCGAGCAGCAGTACGTCGCGCTGGGCACGTTCGTGGCCGGGCTCACCGGTGCGGCCATGCGGTTGGCGGTCGGGAAGGCCGAAGCGAAAACGTGATCCGACTGTCGCCGGCGTTCCGTCTGGCTCATAGCCCAAAAACGAAGATCAAAGATTCGCCGTGGCGAACCCGCCGTGGCGGGCTGACAGCTCACGGCTTCTCTTATGATCGACCTGCGCATCAAGGATCTGTTCTTCGACCGTGACGTGGTGATCCGTGCGGTTGACCAGGCCAAGCGTAAAACCCTCTCGCGGGCGGGTGCGTTCATTCGCCAATCGGCACGAACCAGCATCCGCCCGCGGAGGGGAACGTCCAGGCCGGGCCGACCGCCGTATTCGCACGAGGGGAGCCTGCGGAAGCTCATACTTTTCGGCTACGACCCCCAGACCGAATCGGTGGTGGTTGGTGCCGTCGGGTTCAGGAGAAGCATCGCGCCGCATGTGCTGGAGTTCGGCGGTTTCACTGCGCCGCCCAAGTGGTGGAAGCGCAGACGCCCATCCAAACGCATTCGGATCAAGCCACGACCGTACATGGGGCCGGCATTGGAAAGAGAACGCGACAAGCTGCCGTGGCTGTGGGAATCGAGCATCCGGGGGTGAGGCGTTCGCCTCTTTGTCTTTGAGAATCACTGAACATGGCGAACACATCGGGAATCCGAGCCGGTCGGGCGTTCGTCGAGCTCGGCGTGAACGACAAGCTCACGTCGAGCTTGAAGCGTGCCCAGCGACAGCTTCAGGCGTTCGCCACGGGCTTGCGCTCTGCCGGGCTGCAATTGACCGGGATCGCTGCGGCGGTGGCGGCGCCCTCGGCAGTCGCAGTGAAGACGTTTGCCGATTTCGAACAGAAGATGGCCCGCGTCAAAGCACTGACCGGCGCCAACACCAAAGACTTCGCGCGTCTGACGGCCGAGGCCCGCCGGTTGGGCGAGGAGACTGTCTTCACCGCCGGTGATGCCGCCGACGCCATGAGCTTCTTCGCCCTGGCCGGCTACAAGGTCGACCAAATCCTGGCGTCCATCGGCCCCACGCTCGACATGGCTGCCGCCGGCCAGATCGGTATCGCCGAGTCGGCCGACATCGCCGCCAAGATCATGGCCGGCATGGGTATCCAGGCCGACCACCTGGGCGAGGCGGTCGATGTGCTCACCAAGGCCATGACCACGGCCAACACCGACCTTCGTCAACTCGGCGATGCCATGAAATACGTCGGGCCCATTGCCAAGAGTGCGGGCGTCAGCTTCGAGGAGACGGTGGCGGCAGTCCAGATGCTGTCCAACGCGGGTATTCAGGCGGACATGGCCGGCACGACGCTACGCGGTGCGCTGCTCTCGTTGACGGACCCCAGCAAAGAAGCCGCCGATCAGCTCAAACGCATGGGCGTGCGTGTCAATGACTCCAAAGGAAACGTCCGCACGCTGGCTGAAATCGTAGACGACATGAACCGGAGCCTCACAGGCCTTGGCTCCGGCCAGAAGCTGGCCATCATCGGCCGGATCTTCGACGCCCGTCAGGCAGCCGGTTTCGCGGAGTTGCTCAGCCAGGGTGGCGACAAGCTGCGCGAGTTCACGCAGGCACTGCACGGCGCCCAGGGTACCGCAGGGCGTATTGCTGGTGTTCAGCTCGACACGCTCAAGGGTGATGTCACCATCCTGGAAAGCGCGACCGAAGGCCTGCAGATCTCGCTGGGCAGTCTTCTCGGCCCGATGCTGCGGACGGTCACGCAGTATGTGACCCAATTGGTCGGCGCGCTCTCGCAGTGGGTTGCGGCCAACGCACGACTCGTACGTACGGTGGCCATCATCACCGCCGGGGTGGGCGCCATCGGTGCCGGTCTGCTCGCGCTCAGCCTGTCGGCCACCGTCGCCGCGAAGGCCCTCGGCGGCCTGGCGTTCATCACCGGCACGGTGATGCGCGTGATTGCTCTTGTTGCCACGGTGCTGACCTCGCTGCTCTCGCCTATCGGCCTCACCATCGCCGCCGTTGCCGCCCTGGGCACCGCCATTCTCGTGTACACCGGCGCGGGTGCGGACGCCCTCGCTTGGCTCGGCCGGCAGTTCATCACTCTGCGGGACAAGATGTCGCAGGTGCTTGAAGGCATTGCCAATGCCCTGGCCGCCGGCGACATCGGCCTGGCGGCCAAGGTTCTTTGGCTGGGCATCAAATTGGCCTGGCAGGAAGGGATCGGCGCCATCAGCAAGGCATGGCTGGAAAGCAAGCGGTTCCTGCTCACGCAGTTCTATCAGACCTGGTCGGGTGCGCTGTCGACCGCCGAGTTCGCCTGGCATGGCCTGAAGACCGGCTGGATCGAAACGACGTCGTTCCTGTCGCGCACCTGGCAACGGTTCGCATCCTTCATGACGCTCTCCTGGGAGACGATCAAGAACGTTGCCGCGAAGTCTTGGAACCACATCCGTGGGTTGTTTGATGAAGGGTTCGATGTGCAGGCCGCGAATGTCGCCGCCGACCAGGCCCTGGTCGCTGCCGAGCAGCAGATCGAGAGCCAGAAGGATGCCGCCCTCAAGGAGATCGAAGCGCAGCGCCAGGCCAAGCGCGGCCAGGAACAGCAAACCCACGAGGGTGCCCTGCGAGCCATCAACGAGGCCGAGGACGCCTCGGTCGCCCAGTTGGACTCGACGACGCGGGATCGCGTGGCCGGTGCGCAGCGGCAACTCGATGAAGCACGGCGCCAGCTGGATGAGGCGCTGGCCACCGCTCGCACCAAGCGAGACCAGAAGGCGAACGAGGCATCCGAACCGCAGCCTGGCCGCCCGAAAGATCCGCTGTCGGCAGCAATGGATCAGTTGGCAGGCATCGGCGACGTGCTCGGCGCCAAGATGGCTGTCGTCGGGACGTTCAACGCATCGGCGGCATTCGGCCTGGGCAGCAGTGCCCAGGACCGCACCGCCAAAGCGACGGAAGAAACCGCTCGCAACACCAGCAAGATCGCATCGGGAATGGGCAAGGGGCTGGCGTTCTCGTAAGCCTCGAATTCCAAGACTTGAGGAAGCACGCTCTGAGCTACCAGCGATGATTCTTGTCTGGCTCAAAGCCCATAGCTCAGAGCTCATAGCTGGTTTTTCACATGGCGATCACATTCCAAGAAGCATTTCGGGATGATGCCTTCAAGCTGGTCGGCGGCTACGACCCGTCGGCAACCATTCCCTGGATCGCCTCGGCCGACGCGGGCGAGACGGAGGAGCAGGTCATCGACGCGGCCCTGGCGCCGACCAGCCCCATCCTGTCCACGTTCGGCATCCTCACGCTCCGGAACGTCGAGCATTCCGAAGTTCTGCACGCCAACGGCGCGGGCGTGCCCGACGCGTGGAAGCTGCTGGCCCACTACGAGTACATCAGCACCGACTACGAGTTCGAGACGGTCGGCGGTCAGCAGCACATCACATCGTCGCTGGCGACCATGGGCCGGTACGGGCCCGCTGCGTCGACGCAGCTGGGCGGCACGATCGGCTGGGATGGCAACGACGTGCAGGGCTGCGACATCATCACACCCATCTACAACTTCGCCGAGACGCATCGCTTGACGGACGCGGTGGTGACGCCGGCGTACAAGGCCACGCTGTTCGCACTGACCGGCAAGGTGAGCTCCGACGTGTTTCGCGGCTTCCAGCCGGGCGAGGTGCTGTTCCTTGGCGCCTCCGGTCGGCGCGTGGCCAACAACATGTGGGAGATCGGCTACAAATTCGCCTCCCTGCCCAACCATTCCGCCGAGAACGGCAACCTCATTACCATCGGCGACATCACCGGCATCGCCAAGAAGGGTTGGGAATACCTGTGGGTGCAGTATGCAGATGATGCCGACCTGACGGCGAAAGTCATGATCCGTAAGCCCATCGCAGTGTATGTGGAGCAGGTGTACTACGCGGCAGCTTTCGCTGCACTGGGGATATAATGATTGAGAAACTCCCTCTATCTGGTACAATTCACGTGGACTGGCTTCAGGCTAACAGGGCTGGTATCCGGTTCGATTCCGTGGGCGATTGCTGGCCTCATGGTCCTCGTTGCTGTTGGGTTGGTTCGCGTCCGCTGGACGCGGCTGTTAGATCTGACTTCAAAGGAGGTGCCTATGAGTCGAAAGCAAAACGCAAAGAATACTTTGTCGTTCGTCGGGTACTGTGTGGTCGATTTGATATGGACCATCGGGGCCGGCGTCGCGGCAGGTGCCCTGCCAGCCTGAATCCACTCCCGTTCTACCCGAACTCCGCGTTCCAATCGTCTGCCAACGCGTCTGTCTGTGGGAGGATCCGATGTCCGCACTAATGAAAGTGCGAGCGGGTGATCCGCTGCGCATCTCGGCGGATGCGTTCAACTCGTTCATCGACGCGGCTGATGCGCACCGCCGTGGCCAGATGAGCATTACCGGCGCGCGGCCCGGTGGTCCCGATGCCGCAGGCCAGATCGTGACCGTCCGCAATACGTCGGGCGCCGACCAGGCTCGCTTCTCGGTCCTGGCCATCAGCGGGATCGCGATCGCCCCGGCCGACAACCTGCCGGCCTTCCAGACGCGGCCGGTGTTCACGACGAGCGTGGCCACAGCCGACTCTACCAAGCTGGTCATCCTGCAGCAGCCGATCTCGTCGACTCGGTTCGGCCAGGCCTTGATCGCGGGCATGTCGGCCGTTCGCATCAACATGACCGACGCGACGCACACGTACGCCAAACCCACCGCCAATGATCCGACCAAGCTCACCAGCGACGGCGGTAGCGGGCCATTTCGCATTCTGTATGCCGAGTCGGGCACAGGCACGAAATGGGCCGTCGTGCAGTGGCCGGTCGGCGGCGGCAGCCCCATTGTGATCGCCAAGTTCGACGGGACCCGCACCAGCAAGCGCTACACCGGCCACCTCTGGAGCGGATCACAAGGTGCCGCCGTCCAGTGGATCTTTCTCAACGACCCCGGCGTCGGTGCGTTGCTCTCGGCCAACGAGTACGTCGAGGTGTTCGCGGCACCGACTTGGCTGGCGTCCGACGCATCGTTCGGCGCTGTGGCGACGTATGGCGAGAAGTACATCGCACGCTCGCCGGTCTGGGCTCTGTTGGCATAGGAGGCCGGTCTTATGGCATGGCAGCGTTTTCCGACGGAAGCAGGCACGCCGATCAACCGCGATCTGTTGCTCGAACTGGCCGCCGCCGGCACCGAGCGCGGTATCACAGCTCCGACAGTGCCGGCCTCCGGATCGTCAATGACCGCGGCAGTCTCGTTCTTGAGCACGCTGCGGAGCAACATCAGCGGCACAGTGGGCCCGTACGGCATCACGTTCTTCGACGTGGCGTCGTACGGCGGCCCTCGCGATCATCAGATTTACGGTATCTCGACCCGGCCGGACGCGCCAAACACAAGTCCGAATTCCGATCCGCTGCCAAAGGGCACGCACAACCTGTGGCGCCTGGCCATCGGCGAGTCGCGGAGTGACTGGAAGTGCGCTCTCTCAGGCACCCGGCTCAGTCACGAATGCTTGAACGAGATCCAGCAGGTGCTCGACGTCCTCAAATGGAAGAAACTGGACGGTACGCTCAACACGCTGTACCCGTCATACGCCGACGATCGCTTGGCGGGAGCTGCCCTGAATGATCAGAGTCCTGCTGCTGCAATGGCGGCTCACGATGGTATTACGCCGCTGCCAGGTGCTGATTACTACGGCGTTCCCGTCGTCAGTGCGCATCACGGCGGGACGTATCTGTATTTCAGCTCGGACATCACCAATCCCAATAGGCCCCAGCCGTGGCCTTACACGCGTAGAGACACGGTTGCATCCATTGTTGTGGCCAAAACGCAGCAAATCTCTGCGACGGGCGTTCAGTTCAGGGAGGCGATTGCATCCTATACGCTGGAGGGATATCGGGCTGAAGCCCTCCTCGGCTACAACGTCACGTGGGATAGCGTGATTGCGCTGGGGCGTGATGTCGAATTCATTGTCCGCTACGACGAATCCGACTTGCCCGCGTACCCTGCACGGATACCTTACTCCTGGGGACGCGGTGTCTCAGCGACGCAGTCGCGGGGGCCCACAAATAACCTGTACACCGCGCCCGATTGCGTCGCGCTTCTGCTGGACGCCGCGAACGGCCCACGATCCTACGTCAACACGATCTACACCAACGCGCCGGCCGTCGCCGCCGACGCAGGCCTCGAAGTCTTTCCCGTTCATCCGTCTTCCCAGAGCTTCCACCCCCAGCTCGGCTGGCAATACTTCAACTCCTGGCAGCAGTGCCACGAGGCCTTGTGGTTCAACACGTGGACGGCGTTGGGACGGCTGGACCTCCAACATCTGAGTGCATGACGTCAATGCGGCAGTCAGTTGTTGTACTTATCGAAGTCCTCGCTCATCACTCCAGACGACGCAGTACATACGGCTCATGTTGCCAACACGCTTCGCGAGGCCCGCGTTCTTTAGATTACGAAGAACCCGGCCACGGGCCAGCCAGATCACGTTCGACTGGGAGCCGGTCCTGGGCCGTTTCTGCGAGACGTGCTGGACGACGATCACGGGAGTGGCGCAGTCTGTGACGCCACAGCATGGCTAACCGAGCCGCGAGGGCAAGGAACTGAACGAGCGGGCCGCCTGTGGAAACCAAGTGGCCCGTTTTGTCGGCGGTCGGATCATTCGGCGCTGCATGAATTCATTCGCCAGACCGTCCGAACTACGATGCGGGAGCACATTCAAACGGCATGCCAGCACGTACTCTGGGCGATTCAGCGATTGCCCTTGTCACAGTCCTCAATAATCTGCAGCATAGCCCAATAGGGTGCGGCCTCCTGCGGTCTAAGCACTACTCTCGTGACTTTCTTTTCACCAACACTCTCTCGAAGGAACGAGAGAAGGGCGTCATCGGATGCTTCTGGTCTATGCACCAGGCTCCAGTCGCTCTCGTTGAACACCAACCGCACCTCGATTGGGCGCGTGTTTAACTTCACCGGAAATGTGCATTGGACAATAGTCGGCAAGTTCTGACGTGCCCGCGTAGCGCCGAGCGTATGAATCCATTCCTTCAGTTTCGAATACGCATCAGCCCCGGCCTGCTTAAAGAACCCCGCGGCTATTTCCCTCGCGGCAAAGGCGATCACCAAAGTCACCGCAGCCGCTGTGGCAGCCCTCTGCTTTATCTCCACGCCGTCGACCTGGATCGTTTCGTCCGTGTACGCCACTGCCTCCAGAACAAAGTCCTCGTCGACCACTCGCGGATTAAAGATGATGCTGATGTCTGGTTGTGCTTTAGACCCAATCCTGACGGTCTTAAACACCCACGAGATGCTGAAGCCGCCACATTGCCCGAACTTCTCCTCATTGAGCACATCTACGTCGGCAATCACTGCACATGCGCCATCTCCGAGCCGCACAAATCGTTTGTTATAGCCCTTGGCAACAGGGGCACGCGACAGATCATGCTCATCGTTCATCCACGAGACCGGAGGCATCTGCTCAAACAACTCCCGAAGTTCGCTCTCACTCAACTCATCCCCGAAGACATCCGTTGTGGTTGAGGCGATGACTTGATCCTTGATCGTTCGCAT